ACGAGGCGGCGGCGCGGTCGTCGGTCATCGTGTTCCTTCCAGTTGAGCGGTCTCCGCCGCAGCGGACTTGACGGCGTGCTCGGCTGCCTGCACGGCGCGTGCCTCGGCGACGGCAGCGGCCACGAGGGCTTCGGCGGCGTCCATCACCTGCGTGGCGCCGGGCTCGGTGATGCGGGCGATCGCGTCCGGGTCGCTGACCGGGGTGCGGGACAGGGCGGAGCTGAGGCGGTGCGTCACAGCGGACCTGAGAGCCACGCGGGCGGCAGCGGATGCGGTGGTCATGGGGGGTTGTCCTAGCTGCGGGGATGGGTTGGTTGCGCGGGAAACTCGGGAGAGGCGGCCAGTGCCGCCAGGTGCGCGTGCCACCGCTCGTGGTGGCCGCCGGCGTTCACGCGACCCTCCTCGCCCTGCGGTCGGCCTGGTCACGCGCATCCGCCTGACGGCACGACTCGCACACAGGGACCCCGTGGCGCCGATGCCAGCGGTACCGGGCCGTGGTGCCGTGAGGCTTCAGGTCCAGCTCGTTCATCGCCCACGTGCGCGCGTCGTTGATGATGCTCAGGCACCGGCCGCACGTGACCCTCCCAGGGTCCGCCGTAAGGCCGTTCGGCTCCCGGTGTCGGCACCTGGGCTTGCCGTCTACCTCGAGGTGGATCCTCGGAGTCCGCCGCGTCTCGTTCACGCCGCCACCTCCAGCGCGGCCGGCGGGTTCAGCGGCCAGTCCGCCGCCTCCGCGTCCCACCACGCAGGCCACGACGTCCCGCACGCCTCATGCGTGTAGTCGGCGCGCAGGGAGCCGTTGACGGCCGGGACGACCGTGGACGGGAGGACGGCGGGGAAGTCGCCGGGATGGCACTCCGGGCAGGCGTCGGGCGGCGCCGCGGGCTGATTCACGCCGCCTCCCTCGCGGCGACCTGGATACGCGAAGACGGGCTATCGCCGGACACCTCGCGGAGCAGGCTGTCCCAGTCCGAGAGGTCGAACCAGTTCTTCTCCATCAGGTGCGCGGTCCAGCGGCACAGGGCCGACCAGGTCGCGATGCGAGGCGCGTCAATCTCATAGCATCCCTGGTCGCGGTCATCGCGGCATTTGTCGTGCGCCGAGCGCCAGCGGACATCCTCCGGGTGCGTCAGCAGCTCCGTGATGTCGATCGCCGTACCGGACGGGTGGCGCTCCTCCCAGTCCGCTCGCGCCGCCTGCGCGGCGGTGACCTCGCCGAGGCGGACGTACAGGCTGCCGGTGTCGCCCTGGATCGGGAACGAGCAGGTCTGGCAGATCAGGGTCAGGTCGCTCACTTGGCACCTTCCACGGTTGAAGACGGGGACCAGTCGCGGGTCAGGGAGACGATCCGCCCGTAATGTCCCTGGAATTGGAGGGTCACCGTCGTCTGCGGCCCCTGCCGGTTCTTGGTGATCAGAAGGTCGATCTCGCCGGCCCGCGGGGACTCCTTGTTCTCGGCGTCCTCACGGTGCAGCAGGATGACGATGTCCGCGGACTGCTCGATCTCGCCCGACTCGCGAAGGTCCGCACTCGTCGGCATCTTGTCGGCACGATGCTCCGGGTTGCGGTTCAGCTGGGCGAGCAGGACAACGGGGATGGCGAACTCGCGGGCCATGATCTTCACGCCGCGGGCGAGTGCCGCCACCTGCTGCTGCCGGGACTCGGCCCTCGGCGCCCCCATGAGGCCGAGGTAGTCGATCACCAGCAGCCGCACCGCGTTTCCGGCGCGGGCCATCGCACGGATCCTGCCGCGGATGTGCGCCAGCGACGCTTCCGTCGTGTTGTCGATGTACAGCTGCGTCTCCATCAGGCGGTCGTGTGCCCGTGAGATCTGGTCCCACCCGGCGTCGGTCACCTGGTGGCGGACGATGTCGGTCAGCGGAACCTTCGACAGCGCCGAGATGCGCCGCTGGCTGAGCTGCTCCTCGGTCATCTCCAGGCTGGCGAAAAGGACCGGCAGGCCGAGGCGGCCGGCCACATGGTCGGCGATCCCGAGGCCGGCGAGCGACTTCCCGACGCCGGGCCTTGCGCCGATCACGATCAGCTCGTGGGGACGCAGGCCCCCGATCGCGTCATCAAGATCCAGCCAGCCGGTGGACAGCCCCGGGTCGACCTCGTTCTCGAGGGCCTCCAGCACCTCGCGGACCGTCTCCGAGTTCGGCCGCAGCGCCGTCGTGCCCGCGAACGCCGTCGCGTCCTCGATGATCTTGCGGATCTCGTCCAGGTGCCGGTCCGGGTCAAACCCGGCGCCAGCGGCAATCTGGCCGCAGGTGGCGAGCGCGGCACGGACGTTCCGCTGCTGCGCGGCCGCAACGACAGCCGGGGCGTGGTAGGCGATGTTCCCGGCGCGCTCCATCAGCGAGTGCAGGAACACGCCCCCGGTGCCGAGGCCCTTGGCACCGACCTTGGACAGCAGCCCGGCCCGGGAGAGTTCGCCGAGCACCGACGACGGGTCCACCTCGGTCCCCGCGTCGAGCAGCTGCTCCACAGCCTCAAGCACGACGCGGTGCGCGTTCAGGGCGAGGTACTCCGGACGGAGCGCGGCGAGCGCCTCGGTCGCGCCGGCGGAGGACTGGATCGCGGTGCCGAGGACGGCCCGCTCGGCGACGACCGCAGGGCTTTCGTCTTCCGGCTCGTCCCAGTCGTCGACGGGGGCCAGGTGCCTGGTGGGCTCGCTCATGACGCCTCCAGCTCGCGCCGCGCCTGCCGCGTGATCGCTGCCACTGCGGGGGCCGGGTCGCGTCCGTCCGCGATGGCGGTCGCCGCGACCCGCAGCGCAGCGCTGTAGGCGGCCGGATTGTCGAGCAGTTCCGGCGGGGGTGCCGGGATCTCGGTGCGCCTCAGGCGCTCATCGCGGATCCGCCGGACCTCCTCGCGGATCTCGCACGGGGCGATGAACGGCTTGTGCCTCGACACCTCGGCGACGGCGCGGCGGCAGTCGGCGAGCGTGAGATCGCCGAGAACGTCGAACCACGCGTCCGGGGTGTACTCGTCCATGGCCTGCTGCGGGAAGCAGGCTTTCGCGTACCTGGTCAGCATCACGGCTTCGCCGGGGGTCACTGGTCCTGCTCCCGTCTCTGGGCGCGCTGCATGGCGCGGTCGAACATGTCGTCGGTCTCCTGCTGGCGGCGGTTGCCCGGCACCGAGGGGCGGGCGGCCAGGTCGGAGTTGCGCTTCTGGCGGACCTCGTGGACTAGGTCCGGCAGGACGCTCGGCCCGAGGTGTGGCTTCGTACGCCAGAGCGCTAGACCGTCGCGGATGTCGTCCGCTGTCATCTCGGGATCATCGAGGAGCCGGTCGATCTGCTCGCCCGTGCGCCGCGTGCGGTCTCGAGGCGGCGGCGGGCTGATCTGCTTCGTGTGCTCATCGAGGAGGCTGTTGGCGAGCAATCCGCGTTCGCGCGCGCTCATGCCACCTGCCACATGCTCCTTGGAACCTGCCACATAAGAAAGCGCCGGCTTGTCTACGTCCTGCGCAGACTGGTTTGCGCCCCGCGCAGACTCGTCCGGGTCGCGCGCAGACTCGTCCGGGTCGGACTCAGACGGAGACACGGGAAGTGCCCCTTCGTCGCCGCCGCGCGCGGATAGATCCGGGGGGTCCGGGAGCCGGCTCTTGACCTTGTCCGGCTCGAGGCGCTGGTGCTTCGCGAGCTTCGGGAGGTACAGGTACGGGTCCTCGTCGACCTCGTAGACGATGACCGCACCGAGCGCGGGTGCGGCCAGCTCCTCGAGCAACTTCGCGATAACCGTGGCGTCAATGTCGTCGTCGTAGGAGAAGACCTGGCCCTTGATCCACTGCGGGTCGCCGTTGAGGCGGCAGTGCTCGTCGGCGAGGTTCCACAAGGCGATGTAGAGCAGCCGCGCATCTCGAGAAGTGCGCTTAGCGAGTTTCCGGTCATCCCAGAACTCAGGTTTGATACTCCGGATCCGCGCCATAACCCAGACACCCCGGTCCCGTAATCGGATTCGGCGAACACGCCGGCGCACCGGATCAGTTCCTCATGCGTGGGGCGGTACGGCATGGCCGCGGCGAACGCCTTGGCGATGCAACTGAGAGCCTGATCCGCGCCCAGCCCTTCAAGCCGGTACAGCGCCTCCTGGTAGACACGCATCGCGTACAGGTCGTCCTCGTCGGGCTCCGCTGCGGGCGCGCCAGCCCACTCGCGAGCAGCGCGATCAATCTCGTCCGCGAGCCACTGTTCCGGCAGCGTCGCAGACTTCCCGCTGTTGCAGTCATGGCAGGCGGTTACGAGGTTCTCGAGCTTGTCCTTGCCGCCGTGCTTACGCGGCATCACGTGGTCGATCTCAAGAATGGCCACCGGCGCGAAGGTGCCGCAGTACCGGCAGGTGTAGTTGTCGCGCCGCAGCACCTCGTAGCGCAGCTTCTTGGAGACAGCCATAAGACGCCTCTCCGCGTGCCAGCCGCGCTGCCCTCGAGCGCCTTGTCGGCCCCGGTATCGCCCGCAGGGCGTCCCGGATCGGGGCGGAGGTGCCAGACCTGGCCGCCGAACCGGAGTCCGGTCGCGGGCTGAAATGTGGTGCCGGGGACGAGGGTCAACGCCGTCGCCTCTCTTGGTCGTGATTCGGGGGTTTTCGGCCCGGGCGGGTCCGGGGTCGTGCTGTTCAAACGGAAGGAAACTCAGTGCCATGTGCTGCGAATCTCTCCTCTTCGTTATACCATAGAGGAGAACGTTCAGTAAGACCAACACGGAGACCGATACCATGGACCTGAAGGAATTGCCCACGGCGTGTGTCATCATGGACCTCATGAGCGACGAGACCCGCGCCCGGCTGCTGAAGGCGAGCCGCGCATACAACCGGCTCAGCACGCAGTTCGAGGCTGCCCGCAAGGAGCTGGCTGACGCGATCGTCGCCGAGCGGAAAGACGGTGCGCTGATCGAGGACATCACCGCGGTGGTGCCGTACAGGCAGACGCAGGTGAACCGCATCCTCAAGGCCGCCGGCCTCACCGAGGAACGGCCGCGCCGCCAGTCCTGACCTCACCGGCGCTCACCTCCCGCCGCGTCCCCGCGTCCCCGCCGCGCCGGCACGAGCAGCGCGGCCAGCGCGATGCCGGCGCACCCGGCGACCGCTGCGGCGTACAGGACCCAGGTGAGGCTCACGCGATGCCTCCCGGGTCGGCTGGCACGGGCGGCATGACCACGGCCACGTCAACCGTCCCGTAGCCAGTGGCGACCGGGGTGTGCACCCTCTTGTGCGGCCCCTGGTGCTCGCTGGCGGTGTAGCCGGCGTATTCCCCGTCCGCGGTGACAACGGAGACGGCGATGCCCTCGATGTGGTCCCCGGGGTCCATGCGGCCCTTGACGGCCCCGATCCTGCCGAGGACCCAGGCGTCGTCTCCGAGGACGACGGCGAGTCCCGGCCGCGGCGTCCTGCGGCCGCGGCGGCGGCGTTCCAGCTCGCAGCGGGCCAGGTACCCGGCGGCGGCAGCCGAGGCGGCAAGGAGAGCGGGGCGGATCATGCGGCCTCCAGGGTGAACAACTCGTCCTGCCAGCCGGCGCGCTCGAGACGGTCCATGCGGCCGAGGACGCGGAGCCGCCACGCGTCCGCCGCGGCGGCACAGTTCGCGCAGTTCCCGCTGTGGGTGCACCCGGCCATGCGGGGGGCGCGCCGTGCGGCGTAGCTCCACGCCATCGAGTCCAGGGACGCGAGCGAGTCCGCGTGCTCTTCCGGGGGCCAGATCTCCGGGAGCCCGGTCATCTTGACGCCGAACCAGTGGAGCCTCAGCCCGAGCGGCCACAGGGCGCGGGCGACGGGACCGACGAGGTTCGTGCCCTGGATGCGGCACACGGTGCCGACGCCGACGACGGGATAGTCCGCGAGGCGCACGCCGGCTTCCTCGTAGAGGGCGGCGCATTGCAGGTAGCTTGCGCCGTCGCCTGGCCTGCCCTGGAGGACGGGCATGAACGGGCACGAGTTGTCGTTGTGCTGCGGCCAGAGGTCCGTCAGCGTGAGGTAGTTCGCGACCGTGCGGCGCTGGTGCTCGGCGACGGTCAGCCCGGTTTTGGCGAGGATGACTGCCTCGCACATCCAGTCCTGCGGCGCTGCCCATTCGAGATGGCAGAGTTCATTGTCGTAGCGGGCGACCGCGCGGACGTACTCCTCCGGCGTGGTGCGCCATTCGCCGTACATCGACAGTTCGCTGAATCCGCCGCTGTCGAGCGCCCAGGGCACGCGGGACCGCGGGAGGCTCCGGTAGCGGCCGAGGGTGCGGTGGGAGACGAACAGGCGGAAGTCCACGGCGCCGTTCCACAGCCACCACGGGCGGTGGGTGCCGGTGTAGAGGACGGGGTAGATCATGCGGCCACCTCGCCTTCGGCCGCCGTCTCCGGGTGACGCCTGAGCGTCCCCTCGAGGGCAACCAGGCTGAC